GATTTAAGTCTTATATTCCATCAATAAATAATAAATTACAAATCCGGTCATTAAGAACGCTACCACAACTATCAATAAGTTTATGTGATAGTTTATTAGAGCTAAATATAAGCACTACCAACAACGACGTATGTTTACCTTATAATAGTAACAAAGTTAAAGATATATTATTACATAACTTAAAGGCATCTAAACATTTAGATGTTACAAAATTTATACCGCCTGTACAATTTTTATCAAATTGTTGGTTTAATACGATGTTTGTAACCTTTTTCTTCAGCGATAAAGGCAGAGTTTTTTTCAGATTTTTCAGAGAATTAATGATTACAGGAAGAAAAGTAGACTCCACTTTAATTCCTGAAGAATTTGCAAAAATATTTTTTATATTAAATTTATTTATTGAGGCATCATACAATCAGAGTTCAAAGTCAAATATATTATTTAATAAAATAAATTCTCTCACAGATAAATTAAACACAAACTATTTTGTTTATCATATATACAAAATTATAAATAATCCTGCCAAATCTATAAGTCCTACATTATTGATAACTAACAGCAACAAAATATATAATATACCAGATGTAGAAGATCCAGGAAACCCTCTTACATATTATGAAACGATCTTAAAATATCTCAAATATAATACGCTAAAATTATTTAAACATTCTATAACAAGAACAATAAATATTAATGATGTTATACAAAAAAAATATGTGACAAGTTCAATAAACGTTATTCCCGACATTGTTATAATAGAAGATTTCCAAAGCGGAACATTGTTTGACAATATTATTAAGCTAACAGATGCGCAAAATAATACATATAATTATGTGTTAGACGCAATAATTATAACAAATAAGGATCATTTTGACCCTAAAGCAAATAGTCATTTTGTTAGTGTATTAACGGTTAATAAAGAAGAGTATAAATTTGATGGAAGCAGTTTATCAAAATTATCACGTTTTGAATGGAAAAAAATGATAAATCAAGATAAGGATTGGACATTCAAAGAAGACCCAGAATATGAGCCTGAACGTTATAATTTTACAAAAGGATACAAAATCATGTTTTATTATAGAAGTTAATTGCGTCTATTACTGCGTTTATTACTGCGTCTATGCGATTTTCTTTTAATTCTTTTGTTATGTGTTTTTCCGTTTTTTCTATTTGTTTTATGTTTTCTTCTATTTTTTTTTCCATACGAATTCTGCATATTATAGCGCAATATCATGTCTCGGGTAATATAATTATTAGCAATATCAGCCATAACGTCTTGAACATAATCTGCATCACTATTGATAATACTAATTAATATATTGTTTATTATTGCAATAATTAAAGAAATATTAGTATCTACATTTAATAGTTTATATATAAATATAAAAACTTATGTTAGCCTGTTTCTTGCATTGAATAAGTCCTCTTTTGTCTTAAGTATAGCATCATCTCCTGAATTGAACCACACAGCACCTGCTTTATTATGTGCATCGTATAAATCATATAATGTTTCTATTAGAAGACCTTTTAAATAGTCTTCTTGGTTTACTCTAGTTGCTAACTCTAAATCTTCTGGTTTAAATCTAGTCAATATATGTGCGTTTTTATCCACTTTTTCCTCTGTTGGATCATAAGGAGGTACTTCATCTTCATATATCATTTATAATATATAAATAATATATATAAAATATATATAAATAATTTGTTTTTACATTTTTTTATTTCTATAACTACGTCTATGTGATTTTCTTTTAATTCTTTTACTATTTCTTTTAATTCTTTTACTATTTCTTTTAATTCTTTTTCTTTTACCGCGAGCACTAATAGTCCCATCAATCTTAGCATTAATAAGATCAATAACATCTTGTGGTTCCAGGTTTCCGGCAACTAAATTCACTATTGCATTAACCAATACATCTTTAGGAATATAATTATATTTTTCCTTTATTTCCTTCATCATATTCAAAGCTTCTTCCTTTGTAGCTTGAAGTTCTTTTTTTGCTACTGTTGTATCTTCTCCTGCAGTCGTGGCTTGATATAACAGCCCGGCTCTCATGTGCATTATTGTAAGCGTTTCCAGTAGTTCGCTTTGAAAAGTATCATCCAACCTATTCATTATATATATATATATATATGTATATAAAATAAAAAAGGTTACTAAATATAAAATTAGCGATTTGCATAATTTGTTTTTACATTTTTTTAATTCTATAACTACGTCTATGTGATTTTCTTTTAATTCTTTTACTATTTCTTTTAATTCTTTTACTATTTTTATGTGTTTTTCTTTTAATTCTTTTTCTTTTACCGCGAGCAGTAATAGTCCCTCTATTAATAATATCATTAAATTCTTTAATAACATTTTCTGGGTTTTGGTTTCTTTCAGTTATATTCTCTATTGCATTCATGCAATCATTATAAGTAATACTATTATAAATTCCCCTTATTTTATCCATTATTGTCGTACATTCAGTGTATGCGTCTACAAATGCTTTTTCTAATTCTGATACGTCTAGACCGACAACTCTTCCATCCTTTTCATAATCTTTATAAGTATTTTGTAATACTATAAGCGATTCCAGTAGTTCGCTTTGAAAAGTATCATCCAACCTATTCATTATATATATATATATAAAATAAAAAAGGTTACTAAATATAAAATTAGCGATTAATATAATATACAAAAATTATTTAAAGATTACTAAATAAAATACATAATCTATAAATAGTTTGATGACTAGTAATTTGCTAACTAGTAATTTGATGACTACTTCAAACATTGTCGAAGATTATTTAAAAGAAAATGCTGGTAAAAATCTCTCCTTAAGAACAATTCGTGGACATCTAAAAATTAGCAGGAGGAAGATTTTGCAGTTTATTAGTAAGTCAAAACATATTGTTCCTGTGAAACCATTAGATGTTGGGTCGCGGGCTTATTTTTTGCATGTTTATAACTATAAAGATTAATAAAGATTAATTAACATAACTCATTAAACATGTCTAATTTTTCAATAGATTTTTCTAAATTGCTTTTATTTAGATTATTAAATAAGTAATCGGTATTGGGTGTTTCTTCGTTTTTTTTAATATCTTTATAAACGGAGTTTATTTTTGAAACAATAACTTGAACAATTTCTTGGTTTTCAATTATGTTTATTGAATAATTCATTTCTTCGATTAATAAATTAAACGCAAAATATATTATATATTTTCGTTTTTTCTTAACGTTATTATTATATTTTATTATAAATAGTTCGAAAAGGTTTTTTATTATTTTATGTTTTAGTTGGTTGTTATTGTTATTGTTATTGTTGTTATTGTTATTATTGTTATTATTGTTATTGTTAATGTTAATATTGTATTTTTTGTCTGTAATTGATGGATCGCTGTAATAAAATAATATGTCCCATATAATCCATATTGGGTCATGTGTGTGTCCTTGTGGCGCATACATTCTATTTTCGCAACTACATTTTCGTTTTTTTTTAATACATATATTTTCATATTCTATTAGCCATTCATACCAATAACAAACCTGAATAATATTTTTACTTATTAAATTATAGACCAGTTCATTTATAGGTATTATTAGTTCTTTTGGATCATCTTGCTTTAATATAGCATCTACATAAGTTATATTTGGGGCTTTGAATTTCTCGCTCATTGTAGATAATTCAAATGAATTATTTTTATCTAATTTTACATCACATATAACATTCTTCTTATTTGAATAACACAATACACATATAAGTTCGCAAAATAATCTGCGTATTTTATCATTGTTTCTCATTTTGATAATATTATCATTGTATCCATTATTTAAAATGGCTGCAAAATGGTTATAGCGCATATTTAAATATAATGATAATTTTGGATTACCATTATGTATATATTTATATGAATAGTATAAAATAATATCCCATAGGTCTAAAAAGTGGCCGGCACATATAAATTCAGCGCTCCAATAACATGCATTTTCTATTTTTTCATCATATAAATTTTTAATTAGCTCAATACGAGCTTTAGATTTTTGAAACTTTGAAAAAGTTATATTCCTAAATGATGGGCGGCCATCATTTATGTAAGATGGTTCCATAATTATTAATATTATTTAATACTTATGAAACACATTAAAATATTTTTATATATACATAAAATTTTTATATTAATAAATAATAATAATATATATTATTATTTAATAATAATGTATTCCATAATGAAATCTAATATTTTTAAAGCCTATAAAAGTTTTGTTGACTTACCGTTATTACATAAAATATTTATAATAGTGCTAATAATTGTTTTTACGTATTTAGTAAATCCCAGACCATTAATATACGAGAACTATGAGGATATGACATCAGGAAAAAGATTTGAAAGCAAAATAGATAATGAAGTGTATGACGCATTTTATTCTAAATATTATGATGACATTCATGAAAACAAAGACAGAGATGTTGCCCAATTGAAAGTGATTATAAATTATGCTAAAAACAAGAAATTTGTAAAGTTTTTAGATATAGGATGTGGAACGGGTTACCATACTTATTTATTAAATAAAATGAAATATGATGTTACTGGTGTTGATAAATCCAAAATAATGATAGAAAAAGCCAAATCTAAATATAATGATTGTAGGTTTTTTGTAGGAGATATTTTGAAAAATAATTTATTTGATTATAGTACATTTACGCATATAATATGCTTAAATAAAACCATTTATTATATTAAGGATAAGGAAACATTTTTTGATAATTGTTCATTATTATTAACATCGGACGGACTATTAATACTACATCTTGTAGACAGGGATAAATTCAAGCCTTTTGTGATTTATAAACATGATAAAAATATTTTATATAACCCCGAAAAGCATAATAATAATATTACAAGAAATTTCATTAAATTTAATGCTAATTTAGAATATTTATGTACATATAAGAAGAATGATGAAACTGATAGTCAGGAGAGTAATGATACACATGAAGTAGCATTATCACAAATTAATAATTATAATACTCCATATTCGTATTATGAAGAAACGTTCGAAAACATTGAAACAAATAGTATTCGCAAAAATACTATTAATTTATATATGCCAACAATTGACGAAATACTAAATATTGCTAAAGGAAAGGGATTTATTATAAAAGATAAGAAAACATTTGATAATATTGACCATCCACATGAGTTTTTATTTATTCTTAAAAAGGCTTCTTAATGGATTATCTCTGATATTTGCTTGCACGGGCGAAGGAATCTAAAACAAATAGTATAAACAGTCCTAAAAATAAATATAAAATTAGCTCCTCAGTAATATGGTTAGTTTTCTCATTGTGTTGTTCTTCTAATAAATGTATTATGTAATTTAGTTTTGTTAATAATTTGTTATTGTCAAAATTTGCTGCGCTTTCATTGTTATGCGACGTGGCATTATAACTTTCATTGTAATTTGATAAGCTACTTTTCGAAGAATTATAATTTCCTAATACGTTGTTATCTCTATTTGAATTATCTAGGCCGAGAGAATTGTTGGGATAAATTGGATTAGTTAAATTGTCAGAATTAATTGGATTAGTTGGATTATTTAAATTATCCAAAAATTTATTTTGGGGTAAATTATTTCCTGTTTCTCTCATTTTTTGTATTTTAGCTAGTTCACTATTTAGGCTGTTTGTTAAAGAATTGCTAATGCTTTCATCTATTACATTGGCTTGATAATTTGTGCTACTATAAGTATCTTCTTCTTGACTATTAGTGTGGATTTTTGACATGAGATTTCCTAAACTTGTTATTTTATTTTTTATACTATCGTTATTGTCGTTATTGCTATTGCTATTGCTGTTGCTATTGCTTGTTTCGTCAAATGCCACATTTTTCTTTTTTAAAGTTTTATTTGCCATCGAAGATGGTTTCTTATTTAATTTTGTGTCTATTAAATTACTATTTTCAGAATCTATTAGAGCAGGGCTTAATTGAAACATATTATATTATTATAAAAAAATAAGATTATATTATTTGTAAAAACTACTAAATAAAGTTATTAATTACTTGTTTATTATAATATTATAAATTATCTAATATTATAAATCATGTAATAATTCATGTATTAGAACAAATGCTTAATTATTGCTTCCATTATGTTGTTCACATTAGTATAAGATAATTGTGACTGTTTAAATAATGCTATTGTATATCTTTTATCATTAAGATAAATCGATATTATAACCATAGGAAATTCGCTGTGTGCAAATACAAATTGTTTAGTATCAACAATAGTGGATATATTATCTATATTTACAGTTCGCATGCTTATTCTTGGATTTCCGCTATACTTATTAACTAGTGTGTCCCAGTCGCCATTTTTTACTACAAATTGGTGATCTCTGTGTTTATTAATTTGTGATGTAACAAGGGAGCATTCTATTCTGGTTTTACTCTTATCTATGCCATCTAAATTTTCTATAAACGAATTATTTTTATTAAATAATGAGTACATTAGTGTAGTTAAAATTATTAATAACGTTATTATTAAGAATAACTTAAATATTTTTTTAAAATGTTTATTAATTATAAAGGTTTTTATATAACCCATATACTATATTATAGTATAATATAATATAATATAATATAATATATGAAATTTTATAATGATAAAAATGGCATACTATTATTTTGTGTTTTATTCTTAGTATGGGCGTATTATTATGGGCAAAGTTGTCCATGTTCAAGCAACACGACGTGCATTAGAAAAGAATTCTACGGAGTTCAGCCAAATCATTTATTTCTATTTATAATACTTGGAATATTATTTCCTTCTTATTTTTATAGTATTCAAATTATAGGTATTTTATGGGAATTTGCTGAGTATATTTTAGACAAATTTCCTATACTTGCAATAAAGTATAGTGGAGGTTGTTTACGCTATCCTCCGCCGGATTATAATGAAAGTAATAACCCTATTACCAATTATACTGTTTATCGTGGGATTGAAAAACCGCTAAATTATATTGATAAATTATTTAATGTAAAAAATTCAACACTACATGGGTGGCATGGGTCGGTTGCTGAATTAGTCCCAAATCTTATTGGGTTTTTAATTGGATACACTATAAATCGTTTTTTGCTTAGGCTAGGCTAGATTGTTTAGCTTGGTCTCTAAATAAATATTAGTGTTTATTCTTTATATTGTTTTTTAATTATATTGTTTCGCAATAGTGTTTTTTATTTATTAGTTTTATATATTATTTTTATATATTATTATAATAATAATATATGTATAATCCATATAAAAAATATAAGAATTTTTTTAAAAAATTTGACGCTTTAAAAACATTTGATATTAATAAAATGTTAACTAATTTAAGCACTAGTAAATTATTGCTGGGATTACTTATGATATTTATGAATATTGGTTCGCGATATATTGAGTTGCGGTTAACAAATGGTCAAGAAATGATACTCAAAAATATTGCTCGCGAAGCTCTTATTTTTACTATATCCTTTATTGCCACTAAAGATTTATTAATGTCATTTATTATAACAGGTATTTTCATTATTTTAGCAAATTTTGTATTTAACGAAAAATCTAACTATACTATATTGCCCGAAAAATATAAAAAGTTGGCATCAATGATCGATACAAATAAAGACAAAATTATTTCTGATGATGAGATTAATAAAGCATATGCTATATTAAGTAAAGCTCGCGGTCAAATTGATAATTATAAAAAATTAGAAAAAGTAGAAGCGTTTAACAACATTAGTAAATAATTAACATATAATTAACATATAATAATTAGTAATTATTTAATAATTATTAACTATTATTAATATAATCATGGCAGCTACTACAAAAAGATTGTATACTATAAAAATAGTATTAACCAAAAATAATGATCCATATGAAAAAGAATTTATTATTGATAATATGTCCCAAATATTATTAGAAAATTTTGCAGAACAATCTATGGCTAGTGCAATAGCAGAACTCAAGTTATTAATGTCAAGAGAAAATGCTTATATTGATAGTGATGTATTACAACAAATAAAGAGTTTGACTTCTAAATCGCAAAATAGTAAATATAAATTCATGGAATTTTCCAGTAGAAACGAAGTAGATATAAAAAATGAATTTTATGAAACCATTGGAAATCATTCTCTGGTTGCAGTTAGAAATGATACATTAAAATTTATTTTACAAATTGCTCTAGATTTTTTAAATAACAATGAAGTACAAACATCTATTCAATCTAAAGCAACAACTCCAGACAAGCAAGCAGCCCTACAAAGTGAAAGAGAAAATGAAATAACTAAGGTAAACGATTTCATTGCTAGGATAGACAGTGATGCTAATGAAGAAATATTTTATGATGATGTTATTAAAAATTTATTTAGGCTATTAACTAGCAAACCACTAATGTCCGAAATTAAAAATAAATATAATATTATTAATAAAGACAAAACCAAAGACAAATTTAACGAAAAATTTAGAACCAATTTGAGTAACATTATGTTAAATAAATCTACAGAATTAGATGACACTATTCAATTTCATGCTCATGAAAAATACGAATATTTTTTAGATACAAAATATTTAGACTATATTTTTAGTGCTATAAGCGACAATTTGAGCAAAGCACTAAATCCAGACACTAATTCGGGTATATACCGAACACCTACTTTGTTTAATACTAAGGAAAAAAGAATGCAAATAATTAAAGAAAATGTTAAATATGTATTTCCAAATAAAACCAACATTGAGTTATTAGATGATAACGAAGAACAAACTGTATTATTATTTCATAATATTTTATACATAATTAAAAAAATTTATTTAGTAGATACCACAATCATTAACGCAGAAGATATTGATAACGGCACCACTAAAAAATTCTACGTTAAAAATCTTAAATTAGAAGAAAATAACCCCTTTATACGATCTATGGGTCCAGATAGTTCTTTAATTGCAACTATTAAATTTAGAGCCGATATAACATACATTAATCGTAATCCTATATTAAAAATTAACTATATACTAGATAATAAAGAAATATTGGACAACACTATTCCATTAAAAATAAGTGATTTTGAACCTAATAATTTCTTAACAAATCCTAGCTCTAATAATTACAAGTCCATATATATTTATGACACAATTGAATATAATCTTTATGATGCTAAAATAAAAAGACTTTTAAATAGCATAAAAATACAAAAAATTATAAAAAATAAAGAAGAAATGTTTTTCAATGAAACCGCATTAAATGAATTTAATGATCTATTAGATATTAAATTCGAAAACCTTGATGAAAAAATAACTGATAAAGATAAAGATGAAATAACCGAAAATGACAATAAAATTAAAGATAGAAATATTCCGTTAAATATTATATATTTATTAAAAAATGTGCTTAAGCTATATAATGGTAAGGAAATAAAACATAATAATGATAAATACTTCGTTTATGATACGTTAATTAGTCATAAACTTCCAGATAATGAAGACACTGCTAAAACTAAACCTAAACCCACATCTACAACTAGTCCTAAATTTTATAGTATTGTGCAAAATAAAGTTATTGACTATAAAAATATAAATAGCGAAAAAGTTATTAAGCTTTTTAAAAAAAAGAGAGAGCTAATGCTCCCAAATGATCAATCAGTTCCTGTAGATAGTGGTCCTGCTGCTCCTGCTGCTCCTGCTGGTCCTGCTCCTGCTCCTAGACCTAATATACATTTAACAGACAAATTCGACGTGTATAAAATCATTCCAAAAGATAACCGTTTAAGCGATACAAATACTTATTTGATTTTTATTGTTTTTTTATGTTATAAAGCAGACGAGCAAGGTAACAAACCAAATATGCAAAAGCGATTAGTTGCCGAAGTGTGTTTAGAAAGAGCTAGAACATTAGATAAAGCTTTTAACGACTTATTTTATACTAAATTAAATATTCCAGAAACGTATTTGTATACTAAACTTTTAAATTTTAATAAATCAAAAAAAGCTAATCCTGCTATACTTGACAAAAAATATGAAACAAATTCTGACAAAAAATATGAAACAAATTATGACAAAAAAGATGAAACAAAAAGTTATAAAATGAAAAAAGAAGGCTTTGATTTAGAAGAAAAAAAAATAATAGGTGGGAAAAAAAAATATACACTAAAAATTAAACATAAATAAATATATTTATATTTTATTATTTTATATTTTATATTTTATTATTTTATTATTTTATATTATACTATAATATAAAATGGCTAAAGTAAGAATATTAAAGACTATTCAAAAGAATATTCCGTTTGTAAATTTATCCACATCATTCATATATTTAGCGCTAATATTTATATTAAGTATAGTAGCATTCTTCTTTTTTAACAAATCTGTAGAAAATTTAGGTAATTTTGGAAGTTTTGGCAATGATGTTTCAAAATTGCAAAATGATAAATCTGAAAAGAAAATAGTATATTTTTACATGGAAGGTTGTGGGCATTGTAAGGAGTTTACTCCAACATGGGATAAGTTTAAAGCAACATCTCCAATACCTACTTATAAAATAGAATCCAAGGGTGCCGATACTATGTTACAAAAATATAATATTTCTGGTTTTCCAACAATAGTATTATTAGACAGCAAAAATGATTTAATTAAAACATTAAATGGAGAAAGAACACTTGAAGGTTTAAATGCGTTTGTTAAATAATTTATTATTATTATAAAAAGTTGGATTTGCTATAAAAAGTTGGATTTTTCTATAAAAAAATTGATTTTTATTACTTTTCACTTTTTAATTATTATTAATTACTTAATACTAATAATTAAACATATGCTTCATGTATTGCATGATTTGATTTTAGTTAAAGTTGTATCAAGACCGTCCAAAGTATGTAAAACTCCTTATGTTGCCGACATAGAACTTAAAGATGGTTCTATTGCTCAAGCTCATTGTGCGTCATTGGGTTGTTGTGGGCTATGTGAAAAAGATTGTTATGTATATGCGTCGCCTATGAAATCCAATTGTGTTAACTCTAAATCAAAGGTTTGCTCTTACAAAATTTATTTAGCCTATTTTTACGAAGAAAAAGAGATTAACAAGCAATTATACATTAATAAACAATTAATCGGAATTGATCCTAAATTGGCCGAAACACTTGTTGAAAATGCATTAACGCACAACCATTTGAAAACATTATGTAACATCAAAACTTATAAACGCGAGGTTTGCTTACTTAATTCCAGATTTGATTTTGCGGGAATAGATGAGCATGGCAAATATTTTGTATTAGAAGTTAAAAATGTGCCTCTTGCTGATTATGCTGACGTATCTTCTGTTGATCGCAAAAAGATGATTAAACATGGCGACTTTGCGACTATTGATGTTAATCATAAGATTGCCTATTTTCCTGATGGTTATAGGAAAAAAAAGGGCGAAGTTGTAAGCGAGCGTGCGTTAAAACATATTAATGAATTGTCGGAAATCAGTCAATCAAAAATTATTAGGCCTATTATTTGTTTTGTTATTCAGCGCACCGACATATCTAGTTTTCAGGCGTCGTTATTAGATCCTACTTATAAACAAGCTTTTAATGATGCTATTACTAGAGGCGTAGAAGTTATTGTATTGGTTGTTTCATGGAATGCTAGCGGAGAGGCTAGTTTTGTAACTTGTAATTTACCTGTAAATTGCTAAACAATAATAATGTGTTCTTTATTTTTATTTTTTTACTAAAAATGTAATGGCTAATGCTAATACAACACCCATTAGAGGAATTACAAACATATTGCCCGAATTACTTTCGTCTGGCCTGACATTTTGGTTTTCTTCTGTAGGTGCTTGTATTGTTTCTTCTTTTTGTTCTTCACTTTGTCTTTCTACTTTTTCACTTTGTCCTTGTGTTGGTGCTTGTATTTGTCCTTCACTTTGTCCTTCACTTTGTCCTTCTACTTGTGTTGGTGCTTGTGATCCTGATACTTCTAGATGTGTTGGAGATTGACCACTTGATACTCTTGATGCTCCTGCTCTTCTTAATGCTGGATTTGCTTGTGCTGGATTTGCTGGTTTTACTGGTTTTACTGGTACTGGTGTTGGATTTGCTACTTGATCTACCCTATCTTCTATTTCTGTAGTTTTAGCTAAAATGTCTTCATACTTATCATATGTTATATATTGTATTTTTTTTATAGATACATCATCATATGCATCTGCTATCTTGGTTCTCAATGTATCATCTTTGAATTTATATTTGCTATTGGTTAAATTTATAGGAAATATTACTTTATAATGATTATTTTTTTCATAATATAACCATATACCATTATAGCAAAAATTTCCATAAATTGCTGCTATAGGCTGATTCTTATCAGAATGAACAAATATTACTACATTTATT